CGCTGGTAGGGCTCACGGGCAAAAAATTTCCCAGCGAATCGGCGACCACCCGCGCCACCAGCTGCAGCATGGTCAGCAGGTCGATATCATCGAACATCAGCTGACCGCTGTTGAATACCGGCGTCCATCCGTCCATGTGCTTGCGTGATACCACAGCCAGGCACGGATGAATAATCGCGTTGGTGTCTTCTTCGGTCAGGGAAGACAGTTCCTCAGCGATGCGCGGGATCAGGGTTTCAAACACCGGTTTCAGCTGATCGAATTTCACGGTGTCGATTTTGCCATCAGCAGGCAGAAGGGAGCGAATGCTCCCGAAATCTGACATCATGCCCGCCAGCACCGGCAGCAGTTTGCGGGTCACTTTCAGCTGGTCAAAAACGCTGAGTTTTGCCACGCGGTAATCGTGGCCTTTGATTGAGCATTCCATCTGTTAAAACTCTCCGAGAACCTGGTCGATTTTGCCGCAGTCAAACACCCAGGGCATCGTATTACCGGCTTTAGCATTGGCGTTATCCGGCTGTTTCTGGAACGCCACGCTGCGCGCCGTGATGATGTCTCCACTCACCTTGTTTCGGATCACAATGACGTTGTTTCCCCAGGTACCTGAGGACTGACTCTGCGCGTTGTACGCCAGCGACAGCTTTTTGTTTGTCGGTGAGGTCTTCAGCAGGTTGACGGTTACCGTGCCGCTTTTATCCGCGTGCAGGCTGTGCATCACTTCGCCGTCAGCGCCGATGGTCATAGTGTTTTTGGGGCCGCCCATTGCAACGGTGATCCCCTCCTCTGAACTGGCGGAACCGTAGCCCAGATCAATCTCGCCGGTTGGGCCGGAGAGGGACGCCGTGACGTCCATAAAAGAATAAGTAGCCATTCATGTTCTCCTTAGCGAACGACGTTGATCTGCACATCAGCGAAATGAACCGCACCCGCCAGCTTACAGGCCACCTGAATAACCGGTGCCTTACGTGCTTCACGGTCTGCCTGCGCCTGCTCGGAAATCGGCTGCGCATAGACGTAATAGCCTTTTGTCAGCGTGTCGCCGGAATCCAGCTGCCCAATCGGGCCACCGTTCCATACGCCAGCAGCCACCAGCCCGTTCGTGACGGACTGATCCATAGACTGCTCAACATTGGAAAGGAGGCGCGTAACACCCGCATCGGTCTGTGGGACTTTGGTTGTGCTGGTGTAGAGCAGGTTATACAGGTTGGTCTGAACGTAGTTCTGCAGCCAGTCGAGCCCGTGGCGTTCATCGAAGAAATCACCGCTGGACATGACGCCCTGCTGCAGAATGGCCGTATCGTTCTGGTAGTACACAAATACGTTGCAGTTTTTGGCATCCAGCGCCGCCGCCTGATTGGTGGTCAGGGTTTCATAGGTGATCCCCGGCTCCTGCTTGAATTTCAGGGTAATGGTGGTGTTGCTGCCGTTGAAATTCACAGTAAACGCGCGGCCAAACGCAGACAGCGCGGCGTACTTGCTGCTGGTGGAATACTGCACAAACGTGCGAGCGTATTTTGCCACCTTCAGCTTATAAGCCAGGTCGGTAGTGGAGGTCGCGTTTACCGTCTCAGGCTCTGCAGTGGTAATCGCCAGAATTCGGCTGAGACTGGAGGCCTCGATCGCAGCGGCCACGCTCAGCCAGTCGGCATCGTCGATATCTTCATCGTCAGCCACGGCCAGACCGTACCAATTCGTGTAATTCAGAACGGCGTTCACCGCCTGCAGCAGCGTTTCCGTCGAACCGCTTTCAGCCGATACCAGCGTTTTAGCCCAGCGACCGACATACACCTGCTGCGGTTTTGGTGACTGTGAGAAATACACGGTCGCGGCTTCATATTCCGGGCTATCCACGCCGAAATCAGTGCCGATATCTTCAGGGGATGAGTAGAGGCGAATGCGCTCAGAAACCGGGATAACCGTTGAGCTCCCGAGAATGAGCAGCGAACCAAAGTTTCGACCACTAGCCGCACGCGGCCCAATGATCACGTCGACATTAACGACGTTAGATACAGGTAATCCCTGCGGCATAATTTAGTCTCCGAAGAATGAAACGGGCGCATCTTGCAGCGCCAGGATGTTGTACTCTCGAACCACTTTCCGGCGCAGCCGCACTTTCATGTCGTAACGGCGCACCCACTGTTGGTTGATAAGCTCGGGGAAAGGGACAATATCGCCATAGTCAACCAGCGAGAGATCCGACTGGTTCAGTTCGGCGTTATTTTGCTCAACCGATATTCCGTCACGGAATCGCGAAGCAAATTGCATCCCTCCCGGGCCGTAGAACGACGCCATCGCGACAAAATCCTCATGCCGCCAGAGCTGTGTTCCGGTATCGGTCTGTTGAGTGAATGCGGGGCTGTTATCAATGGGCCATTCGATGATGCCAAACGCGCACCAGTTCGTTTCAACGGGTAGCATTGGTGGCTGGTCTTTCTGCCAGCGCGGGCGAACCACCCCGGCAGGCAAGCCGGAAACGTTTCGCATCCACTGGCTTAACAGCCTGTCGAGCGCTTCGTCATAATCCGGATCGCCGCTGGTGGGTGTCAGCCAGCCGCGCTCTATGCTTGTGTTATTGCTCAACGGGAGTTCCCCCATCAAACGGCAGTAATTCACAATGCGCCTGGACAAAGCCAGCACCGTAAGCCGTGTACGGGTCAACGAAAGTCACACGATAATCACGGTTCTGATACGTCACGATATCGGCATCACGGCCAGTCTGCCCCTGCGTAAGTCGTTCAGTCGTCACGATAAGAATCGCCCCGCTGATAACCTGCCCGGCCTGCATGCGGCGGTTTTCAAGAGAGCGGTCAACGGTAACAACCCCTGCAAACTGCGTTTTAACTTCGCTGTCGCTGCCGATCCCATCATCGTCCACCGTTTGTGCGCGACGCGTTACCCACAGGTTGAAGTCGCAAAAATCGGGGTCAAAAAGCACGTCTGTTACATCAAGAGTCGGCATCTTTATCCCTCACAACGTGGGTAATGGCTCTGCGGTACTGCCCGGTGTCGATTAGCGGTTTCACCAGTTCGGTTCCGGGAGGCTCGCCAGCAGCGCGGCGCGCAAGCTCCGCTTTAGCCCCTTTACGCCCGCGACGCGCTCGTGCTTCAACGGTGCTATCAGCAAGCGGCGTAAAGCCGGTAATGGTCATATAACGCCTGACACCATTAGCGGCCAGCGTGCCAGCCTGGTTGAGGGCTCTTTCCGCGCCATCTGCATTACCATCAAGCGCAGCCTGCGCCGCTGCTTTGAGCTGCGGCACAGTCTGTTCCTCTACCGATTTAACGCCGGGGAGCAGGTGCGGGCGTGGGGGGATGTTTTGTGCCGGTGAGCCGTATTCATTGACATAACCGATCCCGGCATTACCAAACGGAACATCTTCACGATCGCTGTCTTCCGAAGGAATGCCGACCAGTACATCCTTTTTGGTTAAAGACTTGAGTGCTTCGAGAATGGACTGAGCATTATCAACCCGCGTGGTTACGCCGCTTTTCATAGCTGGCGACCGCCAGCGCCGAACATCGTGATCAGCTGATAGAATTCAGCGCCATATCGGGTGTTATTCCAGAAGCCCGCGTCAGGATTCAGTGTCATGCTGGCGTCATAGCTGACGCTTACCTTGTCAACGGATTTTGAGGACTGCACACCATTGGTTGAACCTCCCGGGCCGCCAACCAGCATCGCCCGGCTATCTGCCGCCCAGAGTGTCATGTAGTGCGCTACAAACAACTCGGCAAAATACGGAAACAACTTTTTGCCGGTGACGTTTTCGCTCAGCAGCTCGTCGGCCAGATTCAGACGAAACTCGATCTGGGGGTCGGGATATTTTGCCGGGTCAGCAAACTGCGGGAAGTCGCGGCGAAAATCACTTACTGTTGGCAGACTTTGATTCTTTGGCATCTTTCGCCCCATTACCGCCAGTCTGGGCGGCAGCAATCTGCGCTTGCAGGCCGTCGTTCTGCTCCTGCAGCTTGAGCAGCGCTTCTTTCAGATCGGCAATCAGCTGATCTTTATCGACAATCTGCTTATCTTTGTCGGCAATCTGCGCTTGCAGGCCGTCGATAATGGGTTGCAGATCATCGGTGTCGCTAATCACGCTTTCGGAAAGCTCAGAGTGCGCCTGGGTGAACCAGTGTGACGCGACCTCTTCCGGTACGTTATGCCGTCCCCGGCCAAACTCCTGTTTTGACTGATCGCCGAGCGTCAGCGTAAACGGGGTGTGAACATGGATGGTAACCAGCTTTTCTTTCGCCATTTTCAGTTTCCTTCTGGCCCCTTTCGGGGCCGTTCTGGTTATCAGATACCGTCCACGTAGGACAGGGTTTCTTTGTACACTGGCTCAACTGCACCGAGCTTGCCGTAGTAGGTCGCAATCTGATACAGACCGCGATACTGGATAGGAACGCTCTGCAACGGCACCAGCGGATAGCGCACGTATTTCTTGTCGTTGGTGTAGGCGACCATACGGTCTTTACCGCCAACTCCGCGCCCTTTCAGCCATTTGACCGCTTTGATTTCCAGCGGAACGCCGTTCTGATGGAAAGCGATAGTGTTCACGGCCAGATAGGTCAGCAATGACTGGTTACCCGCTTCGGAAACCTTACGGCTCGCCAGCAGTGAATACTGCTCTGGCGGAATGCGCAGATCAGAAGGCACGACGGAATAACCGGATGCTGCCCAGGCATTCGACAGAATGCTGTTCACGCTATCGAGGATCTCGTCGTTGGTGGAGTTCGCCCAGGTCTTCGGCGCATTGTTCAGCGTCACACCGACGAGGTTTGCCAGCCCTTTCAGGCCGAGCGCATCATCGCCGATGTAAACCTGCTCGTCGTTGTCCATCTGCCATTTGAGCTGCATCCCGTCGTACTTCTGGGTATCAATCGGGCGGCCTACCTGCTGAGCTGCTGCCAGCTCTACAACGGTCCAGCCCAGTTCCATACCCCAGAGGTTCAGCGGATTGCCGTCTTTGCCGATATCAACGTTAACGCCAGCAATAGCAGTGGAGTCTTTGCCTACCCAGTTTTTACCGTTCGGATTTGCGCCGGTACCCGCAGCGCCAAAGCTGGTGTTAGTCCAGCTGGAAATGTCATCTGCGATAGAAACGTCTTCACGCAGTTGAATGTCGCGGGTCCAGGTATAACCCACCAGCGGCAGGTTCAGCGTCTGGTCGAGTCGCTCCAGCTCCCCGATGAGAAAGGCACCAGAGCTATCAACGGTTGCCTGATCAAAAGTAATCATTCGTCTGTTCCTTAAATCTTCCAGGAGATTTCTGCATTGCCGTTAGCGTCACCGGCCCCTGTGAATTCGGCGTTGGTCAGCGCCACGTTTTTGCCACTGACGGACGTGGACATGAAGCCGCCCAGCGGCACGTCAATGGTTGAATCGAGCGAAACAACCACGTAGACAGGCGCGCCTTTTTTGATGGTACTGGCATCGAAGCCAGATCCGAGGTTAACGGTCATGTAGCCACGCTTCATGGCGTCGCCCGGGAAGTTCTTATCCGTCCCCACCTGGCGAACCATGTCTGGCTGCGATGTGGTCGGATACGGACGAACGTATATACCCTTCACTTTGTCGGCGGTGTCACCGTCCGCCAGCGGCACGAAAAAGCCGTCAGCGTCGTATTTGCCAGCCAGACCATAGGCAGCGAAGGCGTTAGCGGATTTAAGGATCACCGGTTCGACGGTTAAGTCCTGCGGGCGAGAGATAGCCCCGGCAATGCCAACAGGCATCCGGTACAGATATGCAGTCATTGGATTATCCTTTGCGGTTAGACCAGAAGTCGGCGTTTTGTTTGTTCAGGGAAGCGATGCTGGTCATGCCCATATTTGGACGTTGTGCATCGCCCGTGGTGCTGCGGGTGTTTCGCCCTTTGGCAATCTCTGACACGGCGTTAAACGCCATATCTACCGATTGCTTGGGCAATTTGCGGATATCCGCATCACCGACAACCTGGCGAACCAGTGTTTTGTCAGCGGCGGACAGCACATCACGTTTGAACGCGGTCGGTTTCACCTTACGGCTCAGATCGATACCCGGGACGATAACCTCGGCACGATAGGCAGAGTCACCGGTAATCGTGGTTTCCTCTTCGTCGTCCTCGCCGTCGCCGGTCGGATCTTTTTTGTCTTTTTCGTCAGGCTTATTGTCGTTATCGCCCGTCGCAGTTCCTTCGAGCTTAGCCAGCAGGGCTTTGAGCAAGGTTTTGATATCGTCCTCGCCGTCGCCGGTTGGCTCTCCGCCCATTTCCGGCTTTTTGTCCGGCAATGGTTGCTGCGGTGAAAGGTTAATGTTGAGGTTAACGCCGCTCGGCAGATCCCCTTCGTCACCCGTTACCGCCGCTGGCGCAGAGTCCAGCAGTTCGTTCATGGTGTCAGCGTCACCCGTTTTGATGGCCGTGCGCATGCGGGTCCACCAGCTTTTCTTTTGATTTGCCATTGTGTCTCTGTCTCCAATTGCACAACGATTTCCGGCTCTGCCTTTAGGGACAAGAGCCACATGGTTTCCGGTAATATCGACCTGCTCGGCTTTTCCGGGTTCGGTCTGCTCGTACTCAGCGTCATAGCCGCACGACACTTCGCGCAGACCATCTTCGATCAGCTGAATGGCGCTTTCGTCTTTGACGATAAGGTCTGCCAGCATCAAATCAGACTGATCACCAGTCCCGCGCCGGACATTCTGAAGATGCCCGACCGCAAGCTCTTTCCAGTTCTCGGGGTTGACCAGCCGCACATTTCCGTTTTCATCTTCAGGATGCAGGATCGTGATGCTCATCCCTTCGAATGAGGCGAGCGTGGCCGGATGGAATACCTGCTCAGGAGAGCGCGTTACGACTATTTCACCGAACTTATCGGGTTTCAGTTTTGGCAGGTCATCAGCACCATAGAGCTGCTTACCTGTTCGTCCTATCGGCACGTCTTTGCACAGCAGCGAGCCGTCAGCCAGCTGATAACGGGTTTCCCCCAGCCGGGTATTGAAAAAATATTTCATGGTTTACCTGCGATTCAGGCGAGATAAGAATGAGGGTTGGGGAAGACGATTTCTTTGTAACAGCGGCAGTTCGGGAGCTCGCCAGCGTGACCGGTCATGCCGTCAAGCGTTGGAGGTCGGCCCCATTCGACAAACTTCCCTTCCATCTCTCGATGAGAATGCCGGACGTCGCCATCTTCGGCTGTACGCCAGATATAACCATTCGAGCCGATTGACAGCGCACGCGCCTGATCCAGTGCACCGGTTGCGCGCCCAAGCTCAGTCCGGGCGATAAGGTTCGCTCGTGAGCGTGACACGTCACCGGAAGCAGCTATCTCTTTCGCGAATGGCTCAGCGCGGCCACCAGTCACAACAGCCTCGATGGCTTTGTTCTGAATGTCATACACCCGATCGGCGGCCTCAAGAGGCAGCGATTTAATGTACTTAATTTGCTCGGCAACGATGGATTTCATCACCTGGCCTACCGGGGCGCGGTCAACCATGTTGCGCAGCTCTGCGCTGATGTTCCGGCTGTGCTGACGCCACTGCTTTTCATTCTGGCGCGCTATGTCTGCGGTGAAGTTCTCAGCAACCTTCGTCGCCCAGGGGGTGATGATTTCGCTGTAGCGCTCCAGCGCATCCATTATTTCGGTGACGCTATCGTTTGAACCATCGTAGCGCCCATTTACGATATCCCCGACCGCCCGCGCTATCTGCCGTAGGCTCGTTCGATATCGGATCTCCGCCTGGCGACTCTGGCGGTTTGTCGCCAAGTTCGCCGATGCCTGGCGGCGCTTCGTCTTCGGCATTCTCGATATCCTCGTCGGTAATGGATGCCCCGATGCCGGTGACGTCAGAGTTTTCGCGCAGGTCGGTCATCGCCGCCTTACGCGTCATCAATCCGTCGCCCAGCGCGGTACTGATCGCGTTGGTGGTGTTTACGGCCACCGTTGATCGGTCAACGTCTGACATTTGCCATAGCGGGTTAAACTCAAACGTGAAATCGTCCGGCAGCGGCTTTCCGAGTTCCGAGCGGTGCATAATGTCCAGTATCCGGCGCATCGGCAGCCGTAAGCGGCGCTCCTGCAATGAGCTCACCCGGTCGTAATAGTTGGCGAGGTCTGCATCACCAGTAGAGAAGCCTTTCGGGGATTGACCGAACAGGCGTACCAGCGGGATACCAACGGCACCGCTGATCTGCTCAGCAAACTGCGAAAGAATGTCATCCAGACCACTAAAGCTGTACTGGTGGGTTTCGAACTTATCCCGCGAGTCCATGAGCGTCATACCTTCATTGCTCTGGAACTGGCGGATCAGGTCGATGTTCTTCAGCAACGCTTCGAACGCCGGGCCTCCAAGCGCGATAAGCTCGCGCAACTTCTCCACGCTATAGGTACGCAGATGCGCTTTATAGACCAGCTGCGCCGCGCCGACAGTAGCGCTATCGAACGCAGTAAGCCGATCCCAGATACGCTCTACAACCGACATTCCCCATTCGTTTTCGGTCATCTTCTGCTGGAATGGCAGCGTGACGCCATCAAAGCGGATCAGGCGGCTGTGATGGATGCGCCAGGCCGGAATGCCCGTTGCGGTGGTCACCACGTCGTAAAACTCAGGCTTGCCGAGGTCCGGCCCCATCTCTTTAATGCGGCGTGTCAGCACCGGGTTAATCATCCAGCGGTCGAGCGGGAGAATGCCCTTAAACTTGCCCTCGCCAATGGTTTCGAGTCGCAGCGGGGTCATTGGTGCTTGCCCCTCGATCATGATGAAGCCGACCGCGCCGCCGTAGAGGCGCGACCATTTCAGCACGTCGTTCAGCGCATCCCAGATCTGCAACTCATCCAGTTGCGCTTCGAGGGTGCCACGGTCTTTGGCGTCAATCTCCGAAGTGATGCGAATGCCCTTTCGGGTCATATCGTCCGGGATAGCGTCGACCGCTTCACCGATAACCCACGAACCGCGATATGACCATTCCACCAGCATGCGGTTGCGGCTGGTGAAGTTCGCCCGGTAGGTCGATGCTGAATGCTGGTTAGGCGTCTGCATCCCAACGCGGGCGACGAAGTTCTCGTAGCCGTCAGCGGTGGCCTGTGCCGTTCGCTGAGAGGATTGCTTGTTTCGTGCCATCAGGCCTGTCTCCCTAGCAGCTCCCAGATGTTCAGGGCTGAATTCATTGGCGCGTAGCTGATCATCACCGAGTCGGCGAGGTTCGGCGACTTGGTGCCATCAGGCTGTTTATCAACAACGATTTTCCCCACGCCGTTAATGGAGTAGGTCGGCTGAGACAGCTCGATGATGAGTTTGTCTTTGCTCGCCATAGCGCTGCTGATTGAGATGATTTCGTCCGGGTTGTAGGCCATTCCCTCAACCACGGCGCGATAGGTGTTCTGGAAAAGTTTGCGCAGACGCCACCAGCTCTGGGCCTTGGCGTTAGCGAAGAAGTCCTTGTTCAGGCGGGCGGCCTGTCCATTGTCGCCGCGCACCGCTTCGTCGTCCGGATCAAATACCGCGCCGCTACCGCGAAACGGTGTGGCGAGTATTGACGGTCGGCGCGCAGCGTTACGCAGTTCGTTGATGGCGCGCGCATCGCCGCGAACGCCAGCGCCCAGGCCGTCCTCGTCGAAGCGAAACTCTTCGAGGTTGTCCTGTTCGCAAAAGCCGAAGACCTTCTCAACGGATTGGTAAATGTCGCTGCCCACGCCGGACCATTCCCGCACGTTCTCCAGGAGGAAGCCGTGACGGGTCGAAAAGGCATTTTTGTCCCGGCCTTCGTCGGCGACGTCCATCGCGCCAAGTCGCTTGCCCGTTGGCTGAATACCAAGTTTGATATGCGCGTCGACGGCAGCCTGTACCCAGTCGGACGGGATCAGGACGCCTTCCGCAGATGCGCTGTAGTTCAGGTCAAGTTCCTGCGCCACCACCACCGGATTGTCGATTTTCTCGCATTCCCTGCGATACCACTCTTCATCCTTGCGAGGATCATCCCGCCAGTGGAACGTGAATACTGGTATCTTTCCGCCGTGGCGCTTCTGCGCGAACGGGTTCGCCATGCCGTTAACCGAACTCAGGTCGATACGGCAGCGAGTGGTTTGCGACAGCGCCGCATCAATCAGCAGAGGGCGCTGGAGGAATGCGGCCTCATCCACCAGGTAGAGGGTGGTACGGTCACCACGACCGATATTGTCGCCAGCCTCGCCTTTGATGACCGCGCCAGTATCGGGAAACTCAACGCGCATGTACGGCGCGTGCTTCTTCTCGTCCCACGAACCGCGAAACTCGACGGGCAGCGTTTCCACGAACTTGCGCGCCTTCCAGAACAGCGCCTTCGGGTCTCCGGTGCTGTCGACGTATTCCTCTTTACGGGAGCCGAAGCCGATGACCATTTCTTTGTTGAAGAGGCAGAGCGAACAGGCCAGCCCGATCGCCGTCCAGCTGAGCCCCATTTCGCGGCTCTTTTCGGTGATGCCGTTCTCCAGCCGTTCGCGCCTCTCCATGATCCAGTGAATCCACTCTTCCTGTTTCGGAAACAGCAGAAAAGGGATGGTGACCGGCAGGCCATAATCGATGTTACGCGGGTCAGTAGTCATCCCCCAGTCGATGATGAACTGTGCCGGGTTGGTGCGGTAAAACTGCTTTAGCGCTGGCAGCATTTCAGGGTTCTGGCGAATGCGCTGTAAGCGCTCCATCCGCCATTCAAAAACCATCTGGTAATCAGGGTTTCTGAAATCGAATTCAAACGGTAGAGGCATGATCACCCCATCATCTTGCGGTAAAGCTCTGCGGCCTGATCTGCGGTGAGGTTGGTCGTCTCGGTCTTGATCGGGCCGCCATCCTTGCCGGTGCTTTCAACCTTCAGCTTATTGGTGTAAGCGTCGCCAACCTCTTTCGCGGCCTGTTCAATCAGCTGCGCCGTCAGGGAGAAGTTTTTCATCCCCTCGGTTTTGGTTGCCATGCGGTCAAGCACGCGGAGGCGATAGGATTTGTTCGCGATCGGAATGTCGCTGGTTTCGGTCAGGAACCGTTCGCGCGTCGCGTGGAACATCTCGATCCACTTTTTGGCGAGCGTCTTACCGCTGGCCTTCGTGGGGTCGTGAGATTCAGCCTGCTGGCGGGTGATCTTGATCCCGAATTCTTTTTGGACAGCCTCGACCACCTGCGATGGCGTGTCATAGCACGCAAGCGACTGAATGATGAAGGCTTTCACATCAGGTTTTAATGCAGCCATAAATCACCATTCGTCTTATACAGTCCAGTATTTAAGCCAGTTTCAGCATGCACGTCCCGCACGCTCTGGCAATATCGAGATGAGCAACCTCCGCTGGCTGATTCGCCGCATCAATCATTTCCTGCACGTCCCGGCTTGCACCGTAACGGCGAACCACGCCCACAAACTCTTCCACGTCATGACCGCGCAGCTTCAGCTTTGGCTGCCCTTCCTGCGTGAACTTCGGCGCGCCAAATTCATCTGTCGCGTGGCAGATGTGATAAAGCTCGTGCTCTATCAGCGCGCAGAACTCCAGATCGGAACATTGCGAACAGTAATCGGCGGCCAGCGTGATGATGAACTGCGGCACCCTGCCGAACCATTCATACATCTGCTGCTCCATCCGCGCTTTCTGCCAGCCTCCGGCACGCATTGCCACTTCTTCCGCCTGCCCCAGCACGGAACGCCCTTTCTTCTCGAAAGCGTTCGACGCCCAGAGAAAGCACAGATCCGCTTCAAGCAAATGCTGGTGGTCAGGGTTGTAGAGGTCACCCTCATCGCTCAGGATGTGCTGATTCAGCCACTCGCCAACGTCATTAGCGGGCATAATGCTGATGTACGGCTTCGGGTCAGGTGGCATCGTAAAATGCGCTGGTGGGTGTGGTCTGTTCATGAATAATTCCAGTGCTCCATTATCGAAGCCCCTCAGTGAAGAGCTTCTGTAATGGCTACTTCGTTTTTGCTTCCGCTCTTTTACGGCGGCGCTCTTCTTTCTTCTCGGCGTTTGCCATGTCCATGAATGCCTGCATGATCGAGTTCCTCATCATGTAACTGACAAAGTGATGATTGACGCAGCCGTTGAGACGGAGTTGCTCGCCAAACTGATCAACCGAGGCCAGCACTTCCATCATGCCCTTCTCGCCTTTCATGAACTCAGAGAAGTCTCGCCCCGCTCTGGAGGCGCATTCGATGACGCGATTATTCATCCTTGAAGCCCTGGGATCGTAATCTGCAGCTGGTTAGCAAGGGTGTTAATCTCAGCGACCAATACAGGCTTCGTATAACGCCATGCTGCGAGTCCTTGTCCGCAGAAGCTCGCCATGTCCTTTTTCTGGTCAAACTCATGGCACTTCATGTTGAGCTGCGCACTTAAGCTGTTGCGATGCTGAAGTTCTCCAGTGAAGTAGTCATCGAGGACTTTATAGGCCGCGTACTTGAACCCGGGGTTTAACCAAGCCGCATAATCGTAAGCAACAAACTTCCCGCCATATGTTCCACCGTGTACACCGCGCTCAGTGAAAACCACAGATTCGTGGTTTTTCTCCAGCTCGGCCAGGAACTCTTTTGTCTGCTTGTTTCGCAGATAGTGGTAAGGCGACTCAGCATCACTTTTGCCACTGGCTTTCCACATATCGGTGAGGCAGATCATGCCGTCTTCCCCGACACGGATTGGTTGATTGAAGAGGGTTAATGATTTCATTTCGCTGATACCTTTTGGTGGTTGAGCCTGTTCTCGTAGATACGGGCAGCCCAAGAGCGGTCAGCGTTACCACTGCCCTATCTCAAGCTCTACCCCGAAAGGCTCTTGGTTGATATGCGCACGAGAATGCGCGGTTTACTGCGGACATAAAAAAGCCCGACCGAAGTCAGGCTCTGTTATTTGGGTAACGAATCATTTAAGACACTGCTCTTTGATGTAGTCCTGCATGCCGCGAATCATCTTGTCAGCGGTTGCGATTCCGTCCCGGTGGTCGAAATAATTCCGTCGAGCGTCTGGAGTAAGTTCGGGGGCTCCTGCATCATCCACGCCGGTGGAGGAGGTGGCTTTTGGCACTCCAGGGCAGGTTGCGGCGATGCGCAGCCGTTTAGCGCCAGAATCGACATCCCGACGCAAATCGTTAATGGTTTTTTTCGCATCGGACAATTCCTTCGTGTATTTGGCATCCAGCGCAGCAACATCGCGCTGACGCACCTGCATGTCTTTGATGGTGGCGTTCGCCAGGCGGAGACTCTTGGTGGCTTTGTCGCGCTGGTCTTTGTAGGTGATGGCGTTGTCGCGGTACCGGTTTACGAAGAACGCCAGCACGCCGATTAACGCCACCACCAGCAGCTGCAACCAGTAATGTTTGACCATATCGCCAATCATGACAGGAACAGAGCCCGCTCTGCCTCCCGGCGACGGGTGAGCCCATTCAGGACTTTACCACCAGCTTTATTCCAGCGCAGGAACTCATCGGCAGCGCCAGCGTAATCACCGGCGTTGAGTTTTCGCAGAAGGGTCGATGTCGACAGTGACCGGGCGCCGAGGTTGTAAGTGAACGACACCAGAGCATCGAATTGCCCCTGAGTCAGGTCAACTTTGACCAGGCGGGACACGTCGTTTTCATAGCTGACCAGCCCGGTCTTCAGCAGGCGTTCTGCAGTTTCCTGCTTAATCGTCATCCCGGCTCGGATCGGTTTGCCGTCGACAGGCTTGGTCCAGCCATAGCCGATCGTCCACACTCCGACGCTGTCCTGATACGCGGTGAGCTTGCAGCCTTCGAACTGCTTGATCAGGGCAATGCCTTTATCACTGGTTTGCATTCTTCATCCCCGTCAGACGTTCCCAGAAATAGGTCAGAGCCACGGAGCCCATCGCCCCGCTAATGCCTGACGTAACCAGAATCATGTAAAGGCTCAGCCCACTTTCTACGCTGATTAGGCCACCAATGAGACCGGTAAAGCCGGACACTGCAATTTGTGCCAGCGCATTAATCCAGCTCCAGGTGGCTTTGTTCTGCTTAACGTCAATAAGGTATCGGACCAGGCCGCCCCAGCATGACAGAGCAAGGACAATCAGCCATGACACTCCGGCAATGCTTTCTTTATCTTGCATACGTTTAGCCATATCACCTCCGAAAGAACGGGGTGCTGTTTGTAGTAAGGGATCAGGCCCTCGGGACGATTTAACAAGTAGGCGTGTCGATGATGGTTCCCGGGGCCTGGAATAAAAAACCCGGCGACAGGCCGGGAATATGAGGGCGTGGCAATGTCGGCTCTCTGGCCGAAGGGTCCCAGGTAGTGGGTTTGGTTTGTGGTGGCCGGTACTGCTATCCGGCATTCACGGCTATCGCTTTACGACGCCATCAGAACATTCACCACAACGCAAAAACCACTCCACTATTCCGTATGCGTCATTCCGTTACTATGCACAATATGGTAGTGGCTTTTGCTGTTATGGACTCCGTTTCGTGGAGCTGACGACACAACCTAATCGCGAGTCAGTTATGCACCATATCGGCATCATCACAAATGCGGTAAATCCCACACAGCTAGGGGATGGGGCGGGATTGTAACCATACCGAGGACATCCTCGAAATGGTGGAATTACACCAGATTAGAATTTGGCTCGTCTGGCTGGATTCGAACCAGCGACCAACCGCTTAGAAGGCGGTTGCTCTTTCCTCTGAGCTACAGGCGAATTTGGCGGGACAGGAAGGATTCGAACCTTCGACCAATCGGTTAACAGCCGATCTCACAACCTCTGTGCTTCTGACCCTGAATGCAAAAAGCCCCTGCATTTCTGCAAGGGCTTAAATGTGGTTCACACCGCTCCGCGCAAGGCATCTCCGCTGGTGGGTAAGCTCTTTCGCCTTTGACGTCCGAGCATATCTGAATTATGCAGTTTCAAAACTCGTTTTCAAGTCTTTTTCGCAAGTTTTTGCATTTTCGAAGCCAAATTCATCTTTTAACGTGAAGAAGACAGCAGAATTAAACAACTCAATACACCAGCGCACGCGGTCAATACATTGCTTTTCGGTCAGAAACGGCGCGTAGTAATATTGCATCCACCGTGCCATGTCATTAATGGTTTTCCTCCAGGTGTAATAGTCCTTCCCTATCTCATACACGGGATTCCCCGGCTTGAAGGACTTCAGGATGATAGCCTCCATGAATGCAGCTTCCTCTTGATCCCCGGCGTTGCCGATCAGGTCAGAAAGTGATTTCTTCGGCCAGATGATGGCTTTAGCCTGCTCAAACAACGCATCTCCGGTATAGCCAATTTTACGCAGACCAGACAGTACGGTAGCGATCCGCTCCTGCTGTTCGCCAGTCCAGCCGGTCAATATCATTGACCACATACCACCGCCACCTGAAAGGTGTTCTATTCCGCTGCCTCCATACATGCCGCCCCAGTGGTTCAGCAACGAACGAACCCAACGGCTTTGCGATGGTGTAAGTCGGCGGTATTTACCCAGGTAAGATCTGCGTGGTGCTGCTGCCAGCGTCACCCAGGCGTTTTGCGGGTTGGTACGCTCAACAGACGCTTTCTGGTAATTGTTAATATCGTTGCGTGTCATTGTCCGTTCTCCCGAATGATGATCTGGCCTTTCTCGCCCCACAGCTTTGTAATACGACAATCCCAGACGCTGGAATCATCATCAAACAGGGCATCCATCAGTGCTTTAAGCATGTTGTCGCAGTCTGGTTTTGACTGGTGCGGCTTGCCGTTGAACTGTTCCCGCTTCTTTTTGCTCCAGCTCGGGGGCATTGGCATAACGAAGGTGATATGCGCGCCGGACTCAGGGAGATTAATTTTGCGCAGGCGTGCTTCATCGCAGAATGCGCGGTAACGCATGACCGCAGGCCGTGTTTTCCATTTGTCGGCGCGGGTCATCCGGGGCTTACCGATCGGGGTGATGTCGTAAATTTTCATGCTGGCACCACCAGCCCAAGGCGGGCGATCTGGATAACGGTCAAAACGATGGCGCGGTCCATAAGCTGGCGGCGTTCGTCGCGCGGTAGCTTGCTCCCGTTGTCGATGCTGTCGTGGCAGCAAACGCAGATCGCCGCCGTGGCGCAATCATCGGCTTTCATACCCATGCCTTTGCCTTCGTTACGGTGCGCAACCTGCGTCCCCCATGAACCGCATAACACGCACTGTTCGATCTGCCCGACAGCAGCGAGCCATTTTTTGCTGCGATAGGTTTTCTGACTGGGGTTATTTCGCATTGCTGTCCCCCCAACGCTTTGCCCACTCGATTTCATTGCGGGATTGTTCGCTGAAGGTGACACCCTGCTGGGTGCCGAACCAGTAAATCGTCTCAATGACTTCAACCATCTGGGGAATGGTCATTTTGCTGGTGCGCTGGCCGAACATCACGACGCCGCCATCAAGCCCGGGGGCCATTCGCTGTTCCTGCTTTTTGGTCTTCGCCACCAGCGCGGTGATGAGGTCTTTCCAGTCGTCGGAATCGTATTTATTGCCGAACCAGAGAACCTGGTCGGAAAGGTCTTTCAGGAGCGGCCACATCTTGCGGTTTTGAATGGCGGTGCGCGTCGACTCTTTGACGTCGAGAATCAGCGGGCGCTTGCTGTCGACCGGTAACTGACGGATGTAGTTGATAGCGTTCTGCTTAACGCTTTCGTTAACGAGGTGGAATTGTTGGCTCACGCTTCACCCCCGAAGAGGTTAAGCGACAGATACGACAAATCGCTGACGTCGGATAACGTCAGGCGATTGTGTTTAAGCTGGTGGTGCTGCGCCATGGTGTTCTCCGTGGCGCGAATGTCCGGGTGTCAGTTGTTCAGGCTGACAGGGATATTATGGCTGGGCATGCAGGCAAAAGCAATTTGGCAGCAAAGAAAAAGCCTCCGAAGAGGCTTGTATGTTATTGATTACATTGTGACATGTCACACCGATAATTTGGTTTCATGCCAGCCGCGCGTAACCCAGCATTGCGAATCACCATCGCACGGACACGACTTAACCGGCAGCGCATCGCCGCATTTACCGCAGCGGTTCGCGCGGATTGACTTGATGCGACCACGAACGCGGGCATCGTCCTGGCGGATCAGCATTGCGACGTACTCGCTCATTTCATACGGCGCTCGCCCCGGGCGGCGTGATGCACAATTGCGCTCCAGCATCTCCAGTTCCTGCGTATCAAGTATGAGCTCAAATTTACGTCCACCAGCAGCTGCTTGCCGAGCGCGCTGGGCGGCTTTGCGTTCAGCAGCAGATTTAGCCATTGCTATCACCCGGCTTTGGTGCTGCGGCTATCATCGCTGCCCAGCACAGTTTCGCCCGGTGCGCGGCTTGCTGGCACCCACTCATAGCCTGGTATTCCTCCCATGTAGCCGGATCGCTGAAGTCCTCATCCGGTTCGGACTCGAAGCCATAAACGATCATGTCTTCTGTCGGCTCAATCGGCACCACGACATAACCATCCGGAATTGCCGGAGAGTTGTCAGGCTCTTTGATATGTATTCGCGGCTCTCCGTCCTTCGGTTCGGGCCACTGGCGCGCCATGTTCACTTTCAGCTTTTCTTCCATCGCTGCTGTGATTTCGCCGTCAGAGATACCAGCACGCCGCTGGGCATCCCACAAGAGGAATTGGAGATCCGCCCACTCAGATAAATCATCTGGCGCGGCGGCGGCCTCCAGCGCTTCTTTCGCGAGGTGTTTTAGCGGACCGATGGGGCCAACATCCCCGAAGGTTTCCTGTGACCATGCTGCGTGCCGATCACGAATCAACCTGCGTAATTGCGCCGATGATGCTGACTCGCCGATATTGATGGTGATGCGTGGTTGCATAGGCGGCACCTTTGGCCCTTTTGCTGGTGGAAATTTTTCTGACATATCACACTCCCTTCACTGCGAGGAACGTCCCCATCGCTTTATCGACAAGTTTGGTATTGTGGTATTTGCTGATGGCCCATGTGATAGCGAACAAGATCCAACGGAAATGGCTGGTATACGTTTTGAAGGTCAGACCGTCGCAAATATCCCAAGCGCTCCATCCGTCAGGCCAGTCAGCATCATAAACAGCCTGATACGCTTCCCAGTCGTTGCTGAATCCAGAGCGGCATAATTCGCGAACAACTTCACGGACCTTCGCCTTATCGCTATCTGGTGCGTCGTCGTCATCGTCCCAGTCTTTGTCTTCCGGCTGATCCTCTTCAGGATCTTCAAGATACTCGCTCAGGGATTCTTTAAGGCTCCGGCAAAAAGCATCATGATCGTACTCTTTTGCCAAAAGTTCACACGCCGAGCAGCCAGCGCCAGCCTCCAACTTTTCGGACCAGTAACCAGTGTTAATACCGTCTTGCCATGGACCGAAGAAGTCGAACATGTCCGCGATGCGGGTGAATGTCCAGGTCCCCATGTCGCCGGTCAAGGTCAGGTAACCGGGCCAGGTGATCACATCGAAGTAATAACAGGATGTGCCGGGTTGTTTCATGCGCAAGTGGCGGTAGAGACCATCATCACGAATTATCTCAAGACGATGAAAGGCTGTATCAACCAGAAAACGGCTGGATGTATCGAATTGGCGGCGTTTCATTGTACAGCTCCCTGACGAAGTTTTGTGGCTAATGTGTCAGCACGAACACGCTGAACATCCAGCTGCGTAGCCAGTTCACGCACCAGCGCGGCGGACTCAGCGCAATGCAGTTCTTTCGCCAGCGCATGACCGGCAGCAACGAGTTCTTTGGTTTTGTTGGTCATACCGCGCCCCCTTTTACGAAAATAACCCAGTGCGTTTTGTCGGCTTTGCCAGTGCGTTGCCAGATGGCTGGCTTCTCGTCTGTGAGTTCCAGTATCTGGCGAACCGGTATCTGGGTTTCGTTCCACTTGAAGATGAGTACGCCGTGTGGACGCAATACGCGAAACGCCTCATAGAACCCGGCGCGCAAGTCATCACGCCACGTTGCACGGTTTAGTTTTCCGTACTTTTTGCCCATCCAGGCGTTTTCACCGACGCGCTCAAGATGCGGCGGATCAAATACCACCACAGGGAAGGAAGCATTAGAGAACGGCAGCGCGCGGAAATCGGCGATTACGTCCGGGCTGATAACGAGACTGCGACCGTCGCAGAGGGTGTGCTGTTCGGCGCGAATATCGCTGAATACAGCGCGCTCGTCCTGCTTATCGAACCAAAACATGCGAGATCCGCAGCACATATCGAGAATGGTTTGTTCGGTCATGCCGCGTTCTCCTGATGAATGATTTCCAGATCCAGCTTTTGAGCCAGAGCATGTTCCGCTTTTGCGCCTGCTGAGTTCTGCCAGCCGGACAGCAGGAAAATGCCGTCAGCGCAGCGGAGCATCGCGAGACAAATATCCATGTACTCTGGCTGACTCAGGCCATCGGGAAGCGTCGCGGGGTTTAACACCACATGGCCTTCCGACGACAGGCGTATCGCCTCGAAATGGAATGCAGGACGGTTATATTTCGGAATGCCGGTCATTGGCCCAGCAATGTAAATTTTCATCAAAATTCCCTCTTCTTGTTGGGTCTGGCATCATTTGCGCGACGCTTCTGCTCAGCAGCAGACTGGTCGCAGTCGTAGATCGCACCGTTGCGCTGATCGCAATAAACAACACCGGTCGGGCCGTGACGGTTCAGGCGCAACAGCAATTCGGTAGCCGCCTGATCTGCGTTTTCGTCGTATGCGCCTTCGCGGTAGATGCCGATCCAGTAATCGCAATCCTGCTCAATCTGCCCGGTATCGCGGGAATCGCTCGGCATCGGGCGTTTGTTGGTGCGCTTCTCCAGATCGCGGTTCAGCTGGGTAAGCAGCACCACGATACAGTTCAGTTCCTTCGCCAGGTTCTTCAGCCCTTTCGTGATAATCCCGTACGCCAGGTCGTTACGGTCAGCCTTGTCGGCGGTCATCAGGGTCAGGTAGTCCACCAGCACCATGCCGACAGCGCCGCGCTCGCGTTTGATGCGACGTGACTCTGCAACGATGTGCGCCAGCGTGATCCCGGGCGTGTCGTCGACGTACAGATTCCCGGTCTGGGCCAGACGTCCACCAGCCGCAAAAGCCATTGCCACTTGCGCGTCGTCGTACCGATCGCCATAAAACACGTCGGTATTCACGCGGCTGACCTGCCCGATCATGCGCTCCACAATCTGCTTATCCGGCATCTCAAGGCTGAACATCAGCGCGGGGAGCTGCTCAACTTCGGCACAGTTGACGGCCAGCTGGCTATACAGCGTGGTTTTCCCCATCTTCGGACGTGCGCCGATCACCATCAGAGCGCCTTTAACCAGCCCTTTCGGTTGCAGCAGGTCATCCAGCGAGCCGATCCCCGTTGAAAGCCCTCGCGTTGCGTCTGAGTCGCTCCAGCGCGCTTCCACCTCGTCCACCCAGTCGCCCATCACTTCCGAAAACTCGCGGAGCCCTCGGCGGTTACCGGTTTTCGCGTAGTCAGCGATATCGGTGAACAGGGTCTGAATAGCGTCGAACTTCTGGCTGGTGGTCATCCCGTTGCGGGAATACAGCAGCTCGGTCGCGCTGGTCAGCTTGTCGATGCCGTAGCGCTCCATGGCTTTCTCTCGCACCAGCATGGCGTAGTGAACGATGTTCGCTGCGCTGGGGGTGTTTTTGGATATTTCGGCCATGTAGGCAAAGCCGCCAGCCTGTTCGCCAAGACCTTTGGACTCCAGCGACTCAATCAGGGTGATCAGGTCGATAGGCTTCTGGTTGGCTACCAGCTCCCGCATCTCGGCGAAAATCACCTGGTGGGGACGGATGTAGAACGATTCAGGCTTGAGCATCGACATGGCGGTCTGACAGCGATCGCTACCGCTATCCAGCATCATGCCGCCCAGCACGCTTTGTTCCGCTTCGATGTTCTGCGGGATCATGTTCATGTCGGTCATAGCGCCTTCTCCCTGGTTTTCAGCAGGGTGTCAGAGCGCAGCAGATAATCGAAACTGGCGCGCCAGCCCCGGTCGTTCTCCCCGAAATAAAACTTAGGTGCCCGCTCGGCGAACGCGGCGAAGTAATTCTCCACAGCCTCGACGGTTGGCTCTTTCAGTTCGGTCAGCAGGCGTTTGATAGCACGGCGACGTTTGTCGTTTAGTGCCTCTGCCTGGGGAAGGCGGTCTCCCAGGGTGGTGTTGTATGCAGAAAGCACCGCCTGGTAGTCGATCGGGGTTTTCTTTGAGACAGGTTTTTCTTCCTGCCCGACACACTCCCCCTCTGGGGGTTGGGGGGTATTTATATTGTCTTTGGTAAGACTGTTTAGGGTGTCGGGTGATTTCGCCCAATTCAAAACCTCTTTTCGCCCAACATTTTGGGTACTTTCGCCCAACCTTTTGGGTGATTTTTTGGGGGTCTTGTTGAGAACCCATTTATCAATGCTTACGTTAACGCTTACCAGCTTGAACCCACCCACTTTACGCAGATTAATAATCCTGCGTTCTGCCAGAACATTCAGGGCAGCCGCTACATCCGAATCATCCAGGCCAGTCACATCAGCCAGATATGTATTTGTTACCTTGTCCTCTGACTTATTCCAGCCAAAGGTGCAGTAGATAACGGCATCCAGAACCTGATGTTCTCGGCCTGCAAGTTTCAGTTTTGGCTTAAGCTTCCCGATGCTGGTAGCAATACGCATGTACCCGTCATCAAGACTTGCCACTTTACTCTCCAATACCTCACGCTGAGGCAGGTAGTCTGCTAACTTAACGACGCCCATTCTTCACTCCCGATGTAGCCAGAGCCAGACGAATCACGCCCACCAGACGTTCGGCGAACGCCCTGTTTTTTGACGCGGCAACCACCAGCCCATCAGGGGAATCCTGAAGGCGTCGTTCCTCATTTTCCTGGTACTTTTTGCGCTTTGGCATTAGAATTGACCTCGCAATTTACTCACGTTTGTTGCACCTGAGAGCCGCTTGTGTTCGCGCACAGCGGCTTTCGCCTTTTCAGAACAGACCCGGCTGGGCGCTCCGTTTAACTTTTCGCTTCTCAAAGCGGTCAGCGGGTAACTGCTGCTTCTCCGCCCACAGCTTTGCGTGCCGTAAAACATCATCAAAAATCTTCCCCTTTCTGCTTGCCTGGCTCATGCGCTTGTACATGTCGATAGCCTGGAATGCCCCCCCCCTGAGCCACTCCCAGAGAGAAACCGAGCTTCAGCAGTTCTTCACGCACATGCTTTTCGATGAATTCGATATGGTTCATGGCTTAATCCCACCCCAGCGGCCCCGGCCTTGCCCGTTCGGCTTTCAGCCCGATATCAGCGAGCGTTTCGACTGAGGCAAGATATTCACGCGATACCAGCACCGCTTCCGGTGGCGCAGCCTGAATCCCAAGGAATGCCAGTTCTTTCGCCATGGTGCTGAAATGCCCTTCGGCTTTACGCCTGCTGGCTGTCGACTCGCTGATGCCCATATGCTCGGCGTAAGACTTCTGGCCCACTGATGCAAGCCGGTTGAGCAGGACGCTTTCTATCTCAACCGGATTGATAACTGGCGGGTCTAACTTTCGTGCGATGGCACTGTTGCAAAGTTAGCGATGAGGCAGCCTTTTGTCTTATTCAAAGGCCTTACATTTCAAAAACTCTGCTTACC